GAGAACCAAGTGCTGTTGATGGTGTAACTAGACCCACACCACAGTATGAAATGGGGTCGCTGAAACAACCAGACATAACTCCACCGAAGTATGAACGTGGAAATATGGGTATTACACCACTTAAAATCCCTAAATATTCGGACAAACCCAGGACAGCTGGGTTACAATCGAGTCCTGAAATGAATAAAGCATTAGTTACGGCAATGTCATTGCCTATGATGGTGAGTGGTGGTCATGTTCTGTCTGCTACGCAACAGTATCAACAAGAGATTGGTGGTAGAGATCCTAGATTGCAGGCAGCAATCACAGCACAAGCAAGACCTGTAGCAGATATCTATGGGTTGCCTGCTACACTGGCATCAGCACCACCTTCTACACCACCTCCTGTACCTGCAGAGAAGACAGGAAGCAGTCTGTTAAAAGATCTGCAGAATGTTATCAACCAAGGTAGAAGAGCGCCACAGGATACTGGTGGCGGCGGTGCTCCCATCGCATCACCAGCGGGCGATGGAGTAGAAGGTAACTATGATGAGCAAGGTAGTGCTGACTTCGCACAGTTCCTTGGCGCTAAAGAGTCTGGCAATAGTTACACTAAACTGGTTGGTGGTAGAGAAGACACCAGCATTATGGAGAAGACAGTCAACCAACTAAACAATGAGTTTGGTGGACAGTTTGCTATGGGTAGGTATCAGATTCAAATGAGAACTGCTAGAGAAGTTTTGAGAAACAATGGACAGGATCCTGATTCGTTTGTCTTCAATAAAGAGGGGCAGGATCAAATCTATCACATGTTATTGGTGCGTCGTGGACTGAACGAATACTTGTCTGGTAAGATTAGTGATGAAAAGTTCGCACGTAATCTTTCCATGGAGTGGGCAGCACTACCTGCTGATGCTGGTGGTCGTAGTTACTATGCTGGTGTTGGAGACAATAAGGCACACCTATCTTGGGATGATACGCTCAATCATGTTAGGGCTATGAAAGCCAAGGTGCAGCAGAAGGATCCAGCAACGATCACTGAAACTGGTGCAGCGAACCTTGCCGAGTTCATCAGCAAGTCTACATCAGGTGACCGTAGTACATTCAGCATTGATGAGTTAGGTCTGACCTATCAAAGAGGTAGAAGGTTCTTCGGTCTTGGACCACCTATCGACAGACTGATTGATCAGGAGACTAACACTACCATCTTCACTGGCACACCTACTGTTGTGCAGAATGAGATCCAGAGAAGATTAAAGAAGAAGAAACTGCTTCCTGCTAATGGTCCCCAGGCAATCAATCCTCCTGCTTCACAACCAGTAGAGACCATGACTGCTATGAAACCTGATAAACCTATCAGAAACTCACAGGGTCAGATCATTGCTCTAAATACTCCAGCGGGGCAAGAGCAGTCGCGTGAAACATCCGCGCCGCCTACTACACAGAACACTGCTATCTCACCTGGTAGATCATCTGGTCTAGAGGCATACTATAATCCTAATCCTGTTGCATAATGTCCGAGTTATCATACGCTGCTGACTTACAACTAGAAGAATGTATCATTACTTCAGTTGATGGTGACAAGCAAAACATTACCGATCTAGTCGTCAGGTTTGATTACTTCGAGAACATTAGTCTCCCAACATTCGAGGCAAACTTGGAGTTGGTTGACACAGGTGCTAACTTGATCTCATCTCTACCTATTCAGGGGTATGAAGATATCAAGATTACTATGGTACAAATTGGTGACGATGATGGAAAACTGAAGCAGGTATATAACTTCAAGGTCTTTAGAATCCACAGTAGATTCTCTGGTGATAGATTCCAGAAGTATTCTCTTGGGTTGATCTCTGCAGAGGCATTGCTCAATGAATCCAAGAGAGTTGGTACTATACTTACTGGAAAGGGAGATGGTATCGTCAGAAAATTATTGACAGAAGAACTTGGTGTTGCTGGTGACAGGATTAAAACAGATCCTGCAATGTTTAAGGTTAGATTCTTTCCTGGTAAGAAGACTCCCTTCTCTATCATTGAGTCTATGAGAATGAAGACCGTCGCTGAAGACAGTAAGGTAAACAACTCAAGCAACAGTGTCACAGGTGAGTTTGCAAAGTCAACTGGTAGTGCAGGATATTATTTCTACCAGAACGTAGACGGATACTACTTCAATTCTATTGATAGATTGAATTCTACCGATAAGAATCCTCCAGTAGAAATATTCACGCAAGAGACTGATGCTGTCGCTGGTGCATCAAAGCAGCAAAAGATTTTAAGTATTGACTTCCAGCAAGAGATTGACATCCTTACCAAGTTGAGGATGGGTACGTTCTCTAATGTTATCTGTTTCTACAACTACAGCACAGGTGCATACGAAGAGTACAACTATAAACTACAAGATTCTTTCGATGACATGGAGCATCTTGGATCGCAGTCGGGTCTTGCTAAAGGACAGGCAGATCTAGCAGCTACTCCAAGTAGAATCATGTCGGTGTTGATTGACCATGAGACCTGGTTTGATGGTGTCGAGGTAGCATCACCAGAGAAACCAGACGGAGGTAAACAAAACACTGCCGAGTTTCCTGACTGGCAAAAGAATTATATTGCACAGAGCATCGCTAGACTTGAGTCGCAGAACAATCAGCAGGTATTGATCACAGTTCCTGTTAGACTTGACTTGAGGGTTGGTTCTACTGTTGAGATAAGAATACCTAACCAGATTCCAACACAAGATAGACAACCAGATCTATATGATCCAGAGCACAGTGGTGTTTACTTGGTCGCCAAACTTAATCACGCATGTGAAACAAAAGCAAGAAGAGCAAACACATACTTGACTCTAGTTAGAGACTCTTACGGTAGACCTAACGAAGAGTCCAATACGACAACTAAATAAAAATAAACCTTATTGGTATGGATCCAGTATTATCTTCATTATTACAGACAAACTCAATAGGTTCTGATGGTTTCAACTGGTGGATTGGACAGGTTGAGACGGGGAGAGAGAGTGACCCCAAGAAATCTGGTAGATATCGTGTGCGTATCGTTGGTGTACACCTGAAGGAGGGACAGCAGACACCAACAGATCAACTGCCTTGGGCAAACGTAGTCATGCCTGTGACTACACCATTCAGTGATGGTAAGTCAAGTGCTACTGCAGAACTTCGTGCAGGCAACTGGGTCATTGGTTTCTTCCTTGACAATGATAGGCAGAAGCCTGTCATCATGGGATCTATTGGTCACACCAAAGCATCTACTGTTGTTGTCAATCAGGACAGTCAAGGTGGTGGCGATGGTCCCCGAGGACTGCAGAGGCAACGTGCTGCTGATGTTCTCCCACAGATGGATAGGTCTCAAGATAGCACCAACGGAACCGACCCAGAGACTGGTGCTAACATAGATGGTGGTGAACCAGCTGCTGCTCGTTCTAATGAGGAGAAGGGTGCTCCTGCTATCATCGCTGCTCTACGTGGAAAGCATAGCGAGACTAATCCTATTGGATCACAGAACTGTGTTACTATTGCCAACCCCAAGTGTGGTACGGAGAGTAACTTCGGTAAGCAGATGCAGAACATCATTGGTGAGATGCTCGCTGCTAACCAAGCATCTGGTGGTCAGTTAGGTAACTTCTATGTCAGTAAGGTTAATGGTTTCTTGTATGATAAGGTAGCGATTGCTAGACATCATATCGGTAGAGTCACTAGACTTGTCCGTAGTTTGCTAGGTCGCACCCAGTCTGAAATCATTAGGAATCTCCGTGAGGGTATTCAAAATCTAATCAACGGTCTGTTAGGTATTGAGGTATTCAAACAACAGAAAGAGAAAGTACCCAAGGATACACAACAAACTGAAAAATCTGTTGGCAAGAAAGGTCGCTTGCTCGATGGAATTCAGAAGGTACTTGAGCAGATCCTAAAAGCACTTGGTTGTTCCATCGAGAATATCACCGACAGAATTGCAGCGTTCCTAACGAACTTGCTGTTCAATTTTATCATGGATGTCTTCGCTCCAGCAGCATGTGCAGTCATTAACTTGGTAGAAGGTATCATCAATAAGATCCTAGAACTTATTGATGGTTTGATAAACAGTATACTTGGACCTTTGCAAAGTATACTATCAATTATAGCGGCACCGTTGAACATGATCGGCGGTGCTATCTCGAAGGTCATGTCATTCCTAGGCATCTCTTGTAGTGGTCCTGATAGTAACTGTCCAAAGGAAACTGTTAAGTGTACTGACTGTTCCAAGGACGAAGATGAGGATGATTGGTTAGACAAACTGCTCGATGATATCGAAGCGGGTGATACTGGTGAGAGATTCTACTGTGAAGAGAGTCAAGACTACCTAGATCCTAAAGGAACTAGAGTTATTTTTGTTGGTGGTATCCCAGCAGAACCAATCCCAGAACCACCTGGTCCACCAGAACCACCTGGTCCTGGTAGACCCGACACACCAGAGTTTGATCGTGATGTGATTCCACCTGACGATCCTGATGACGATGACGACGATGGATTCCCAGATGATGATGACATCCCAGATGATATCTTTGGTGGTCCAGATGATGACGATGATGACGATGACATCTCACTGCCTGTCACCTTTGATGGCAGCAAGGTTTACTCTGTCATTGGTGATCCAACCATCGTTGCTGGTGGTGATACTGTAACATTCACCATCAACACTTCTAACGTAGCACACGGCGCGGTCTTGACTTATGAGTTGACTGGTGATATAGTAGAAGAGTACATTGATGATGCTAATCCATCTCTCACAGGAACTGTTACGGTATCTGAATATGAAACTCTAACAGAAGAATTCCTTGACGAGGAAGGAGATCTACAAACAATCTCTATCCCACGTTGTAGAGGCACGGTTACTCTTACCATGCAGGAAGAGATTGAGTTGGGTAGAATCCAAACGTTTAGATTCACTCTGTTTGATCCAGGAAATACTGAACTTGCTGACGCAAACTTCGATACAGGTTCTTTTGCTGACACAGATATTGCAGCAGACTATGAAGAATCTCTGTTCCCTGATTCGATACTTGATCCTGAATTGGGAGGTGAATCTAGCATCTCTGTTACCACTGACAAACCTGCTTACATAGAGGGTGAGGACATCATTTTCTCTATCACAAGTGAGAATGTTGATGACAACACAGAGTTTGATTGGATTATTCTGGGTGATGTTGACGCCAATGATTTTGTTGGTGGTACAATCTCTGGTAAATTCAAGATCAAAGACAACCAAGCAAGAGTTGTCGTTGGTATCTTGGAGGACGAAAGAATAGAACCTGCTGAACTTGTGGACTTCAGAATCATGGGAACAAGTGCAAGAGCCCAAGCAACCATCTTCTCTAGTGGTGGGTTTGAGGATCTAGATGGTGATGGCGTCAACGATGATGATGAGAAAGATACTGTACCTGAATACGTTCCTAACAAACCAAAGGCAGGTGATCCTATCACTGGTTCCGATGGATCTATTGTTAGCATCCCTATCAGTGATACTGGTGAGTCATACTCTGAAGCACCTCAAGTTATCATCTCTGGAGAAGGATATGGTGCTACTGCTATCGCTCTTCTTGACACCAACGGATTTGTGTCGGAGATTAGAGTTACTAGAGGTGGACTAGGATACAAACGTAACCTAGCAGAAGATAATGATGTACAATGCATCATCGATTCCTTTACTCTTATCTCTCCTGGTATCAGATATACGTCTGCTCCCGAAGTATACATAAATGGAGATCCAAATTTGGCAACTGCTATCATTGATGAAAGAGGATATGTTACGAGTGTCCAGATCAAGGACAGAACAAAGACATACAATGATAAGAAACCAGTCGTTAAACTGATTGGTGGTGGAGGATCTGGTGCTATTGTTCTACCAAACATGATTTGTCTCTCCTCCGAGGATCTCAACAGCAGAGGACTCGTTAAGATTGGAACTGGTCGTTATATTGATTGCCCATAATGTCTGATATTAAACCAAACGTCGATAATCAACATCAGAGTTCTGCTTCGGGGCAACCTGCGGCAGAACCAGCTGGTGGTAGAAAAGCAAACGTATCTGACGATGCATTTTGTAATGGTAAACCAACAGTACACTGGGTGTCTGATGGTTGGACGTGTATGAGTTGGAGGGGTGACGACGGACAACCAGGTGGTTACACTGTCACCAATGGTCAAAGTGCCATGTTCTTTGATGAGAACGGCAACATGACGTTCTCTACTGGCGTGCCAGGACAAGCAGGTTGTGGTGGCAAACTGATCATGAATACAGGTGATCAAATTCAGAAAGCATCTGGAACTATTGCTATTCAAGCAACGGGTCCAAAAGATTCGGAGCGAGTTGGATCTACAAGAACAGGAACTGGAAGCGCAACTAAAGAGGATCCTGCTTACTCCGTTATGGCGGAGGGAGCTGTCGCAATTGAAGCGTCAGGAGATAACTGTGGTATTAAGGGAGACAACGTACTTATCCATGCTATTAAGACTCTAACACTCAAAGCAGGAGAAGTTGTTAACATTGAGGTTGGTGATGGTAGCGGCAAGTTTAATGTATTTGCGGGCGACATCACATTTGATGCAGAATTTTTGAATGAGAACATTGATGGTCGTAAGATCACCAAAGGAACTGGTGAGGTTGTAGTTGACCAGCAGATTAAACCTGGCGCTACTCATGTTATTAACACCTCTGGTGACGTTACTCATAAGATCCAAGGAAGTTATGAGGTTGATGTTCAGGGTGGACGCTATAATGTGAGGTCACTGAAGAACATTAACTTGACTTCAATAACTGGTAGCTATCAACTTAAAACTTTAGGGAAGGTAGTTGAAAAAATTTATGGTCCAAAGGAAGAGAAAATCTTTGGTCTCAAATCAATTACTGACAAGAAACCACCTACACAGACCTATTCCTTGACTCTAGGTGTCAATAAGATGGGATTCCTCATGAAATCTGGCGCTGCGTTTGCTATCACTGCTATGAAAGGCAACAGTATTGTTACTAACAAGGTAGGTACACTTGACATCATGAACCCAGCTGGTACACTAACCATCAAAGGTCTGTCGATCTTCCTCAACTGAAATTCGACTTTCGGTTACCAGAATTCCGAAAAAAATTCGCCACCAATTTTTCGTCCTGAAGGTCGAGTTGACAAAACGGCGACATTGCCCTATAATCGTTGTATGAAATCGCTTTATCATGCACTACAAACCATATTCACCAGAGTGGCATAGATATCGGTATTTGAAGGAAGCAATCGACAAATACCTTGATGACTATGTTGAGAATGACATCATTGTGGGTGACATTCTAAATATTGTATGTGACCGCCAAGAAGCGGCACATGCAGAGTATCACAAACTCGAAGATCTAGAGCTAAAACTGCGCGAGTGATTTATGCTGTCTACCCAGTACAGACTCCGTTTGGAGTTCATCTGCAAGAAAATTGCAAATAAGGAAGAAGTCAAACTTGACGACATGATCTGGGCAGAAAAACTCGCCAAGAGACACACTACTGCCCGAGATTGGTTAAACAAGGCACGAAGACAAGCTGCTCAAGATATCCAAGAGGGTAGCATGGACGATTTTATGAACAAAATGGGTTTAGGCGATCCTGACCCAAATAACTACAAAACTGGATTTGACGGTGCAGATGACATCAACGAATGGTTCGGAAGAGACAAACCAGACGACTGGCGTCAGCGTGACTAATATGAATATCGCCAAAAATCTCCTAGAGAAGGTTGGCGAGTTATTAGACGCTGAAGTACAATATATCGTTTGTTGCGACAAAAAAACTCAACACAAAAAAATCGTCATCGAATATGACCACAGCAGTAATCTACAGTAACGGCAGTCAAGAGTGTGAGCGCATGGGCATGTTGCTCCAAGATTTGAAGAATATCGACGAATATCTTGAATATCGTCTAGATAAGCACTTTACCCAGAATGCATTTCAGCAAGAATTTGGCGAAGATGCTACTTTTCCACAAATTGCCATTGGCGACAAGCATATTGGTGGAATGAAGGAAGCACTTCGTTATATGAGTGACAAAGGGATGTTTCTGTGATATAATACAGAGGTCCCAAGGGGCAGTGGTGGAATCGGTAGACACACCAGACTTAAAATCTGTTGACTATTACAGTCGTGCGAGTTCAAGTCTCGCTTGCCCTATTCCGCTACTAAATAAAATGTAGTGGAAATGTTATGGAATACACACTAACACAGTCGTATGCTTTTTACATGGGCATGGTAGTGCGGATGTATTTCATTCAAGGTATACCATATACCTTTGACGAACTTCCGCTGATTGTCCAAGATCATCCAGCGATTCAAACAGAAGCGTTGGAAGGACGAGACTGGGATGATGAAGAACTGTACAAATGGTCTTCATATCTCATGGCGGAGGAATGTCATCCATGTATGTTTGAACTCACTGTTGACAATCCAGAACTATTACCTAAAGATGATTGATAAATTTATAGAATGGTTTGAGGGAACGTGGGAGAACAAAGTTCAGGCATTTTCCAACCCCTCTAGGTTCGCTATGGTGCGCCTAACTCATCATAAAGTCCCTGGCACGGACACCATGTTTTATGGTGAGCAAGCGTACAATTACAAACTACATGCGCCATATAGGCAGTTTATTGTAGAAGCAGTTGAAGACCCTAATGGGCAGATTAGGGTCCTTAACTATGACTTTGAAAAATGGCGTTATTTGGGTGCTCTAAATCTAGAGCAAATCAAGTACGACAAGGGGTTGACACACAAGACAAAGTGTGATACAATTATGACTTACGACCCAGATAAAAACGAATTTAACGGTTCTATCGACGGTTGTGAGTGTTTGGTTCCCTACAAGGCAGATCAAATGACCTATGTCAGAAACGAGGCAACTCTTGGCGTAGACTATTATAATGTAGTTGATCGTGGATTCCTTGTAGGAACCACCGAACAAGTCTGGGGCGGTCGCTTCGGAGAGTTTGAATTTACCAAGATGCCACTTTAGCTCAGCTGGATAGAGCAACGGTTTTGTAAACCGTAGGTCGTCGGTTCAAGTCCGACATGTGGCTCTTTGGGGGAGTACAAAAGATCTGCGTATAGAAGCAGTGCCCCCTTTTTTCGTCGGTGTGGCGGAATCGGTAGACGCGCTAGGTTTAGGTTCTAGTGTCTTATGACGTGGAGGTTCAAGTCCTCTCACCGACATTCAGGATAACATGGATTTTACTTTAGAAACTTATATTAGAGACATCTCTATTTGTGATGAAATCATTGATTTCTTTCACAACTCTAGGTTTGCTAAAATACATCGTTGTCCTGGTATTACATATGGTGGTCCTGACAAGGGTAAGAAATCTACTGATCTTACCCTGTTTAACTCGGAATGGGAACAATTTCCTGTTATAGCAAATTACATAGAACAGTTGAGAGACTGTGCTGACCAGTATGTTCGCGAGTTTCCTTATTGTAACGAATACGGTCCCTGGGGATTAAACGAGGGATTTAATATCCAGTGGTATAAACCAGGCGAAGGTTTTTACAACTGGCATACAGAACGTTGTAATGCATCACTACCATATAATAATAGGCATCTAGTTTGGATGACTTATCTTAATCATGTGGAAGATGGTGGTGGAACCGAGTTTTATCATCAGAAATACACAGTTCAGGCAAGAAAGGGTAAAACCTTGATCTGGCCAGGCGATTGGACCTATACTCATAGGGGCGAAGTTGCTCCAAATGAGCATAAGTACATTATCACAGGTTGGTTCAACTATCATGAACCACTTGTACCTGCGGGGAATTAGCTCAGCTGGTAGAGCGCCTGCTTTGCAAGCAGGATGTCAGGAGTTCGAGTCTCCTATTCTCCATAACGGACTGGAATACATCCGTGCTCACGTCTCCGAGAGAAAAAAGAATCGGAATCCAACCCGCGTGGGAGAGAGGTGGGAACCCTCTTGATGCCTCCCCTGCTGACGAGCAGGGGATATTCCCTTTCCTCTATAGCTCAATTAGGCAGAGCGGTTGACTGTTAATCAATAGGTTCCTGGTTCGAGTCCAGGTGGAGGAGTTGGCGATACTGCCAAACCAAACCCCTTCCGTGTGCTGTAAAACCTCCCTACAAGGGGAGGTTTTATTGTATAAATAATCCAGAAGAAATTGTCCAGCAGGATTGGGTTAATTATGCCTCTTACAAGACTTGATAACCTTTACTCAAGTAAAACAGGTAAGTATCTATACGTATCACCAGATGATTTTAATGCGACAGACGAGTTAGACAACCGAGGCAATTCACCTCTCCGTCCATTTAAAACCATCCAGCGTGCTTTCCTTGAAGTAGCACGTTATTCTTATCTACCTGGTAAGGATAATGATAGATTTGACCAGTTCAGCATTATGCTGATGCCTGGTAATCACTTTATTGATAACCGCCCTGGTCTTGTAGATACAGCTAATCCAGAGTCTAGATTCTTTGATGCTGGTAACCTCATCGAGGCAAATAAGCAGACGATTGTAGATCGTGCTGCAGCAGAAATTTTTGTACAACACCCAGATTTCTTCCATCCTGGTGATAACCAAACTGATGCTGGATCGAGATATGCTGATGCATATCGTCTAGTACAGTTGAACCGTAAGGAAATTGTAGACAAAGCTGCTGCACATATTGCAGTAGAGTTTCCTGATTTCTTCTATCCTGGTGGTGACGGTACATCTGAACCAGAGTACAGATTTAAAGATGGATATCGTCTAATCCAGCAGAATAAGCAAGAGATTGTTGATAGAGCAGCAGCAGAGATCGCTGTAACGCACCCTGATTTCTTCTTCCCTGGTGATCCTGCAGACGATCCTGTATACAGATTTAAGGATGCATATCGTCTGATTCAGCAGAACAGACAGGAGATCATTGACACTGCATGGACTACAATGCAGGCGGGATCTAACACTGCGGATCCTGCTGATGAGGACAAGTGTAAGCGTGACATCGGTCTTCTGGTCGATTATGTTGGTATTGATATTGTAAAAGGTGGTAACGAGTACACCCGTAAGTTTACCCTTAAGTATTTTGATGGTGGTGTCTTCTCTTACATCGTAAGCGAAGCAGCTGCTACTATCGATGCATATAATGCTGCTAGGGACCTAATGGTCCAAGCAATGAAGAATCAGTTGACGATCACTGATCCTACTATCACTGTTGACCCCAATTCCTGTGCTAACGTTGAGTCTGCAATCAATGTTCTAGTTCAGATCGTTACTGACGCATTTGCTGCTGCCGATGCATCGGGAATGCCTGCAGAAACAGTAGGTTCGGATCTGACAAATGAAGCAAAATGCAAGCGTGATCTTGGTCTATTTGTTGACTATCTTGGGCTCGATCTCATTAGTGGTGGTAACGAGTACACTCGTCGCCTTGCTGGTACATATTTTGATAACGGATCCCCAATTTCTAACGGACTCGTAGGAGAAGAAGCACAAAGTATCGTTGCTTTCAACAAAGCGCGTGATTTGATGCAGTCTGCTGTTAACAATATCCTATTGGTGCAGGATTCTACTATCACTGTAGATGGTGGTGGTTGTGCTAACGTACAGTCTGCAATCGCTACTCTAACGCAGATCCTTACCACTGTTATTACTGATGGTAACCTAACTCAACTTCCTGTTGAAAACCTAGGCAACTTTGCTAGTGATAACGAAATTGAGTGTAAGCGTGACCTTGGTGAGTACATTGATGCTCTCTCCCTTGACATTGCACTTGCTGGTGGTAATAGATACACTCGTAAGTATCTGAAAACATACTTCAATGAAGCAGGAAACGCCTTCATTACTGGTTCTCTAGAAGGTGAGGAGTCAGAGTCTATTGTTGCTTTCAATAAGGCAAGAGATCTGATGATCTCCGCTTTCCAGAATGAACTATTCACCAAAGACTCTACAATTACTGCTGATCCTAACGGTACTCCTCTATGTGCTGATGTTGCTAGCTTCCTGGGCAACCTTGCAGCTATTGTTGAGACCGTTCTGACTGATGGTAACCTCTCTCAACTACCTGCTGAAACTGTTACTGATCACGAAACACCTGGTGAGCAGAAGTGTAAGCGTGACATCGGATTTATTGTTGATGGTATTCTTGCTGACATCAGAAATGGTGGTAATAGCAACATCATCTCTGTTGCAAAGACATACTTTGATAGAGAAGGAAATCCTCTAGCAGACGCTATTGTCGGTGAAGAGGCAGAAAGTATCACTGCTTACAACAAAGCTCGTGATATGATGAAGTTGGCGGTCACGAACTCCCTGTATGACAAGGATCTGACTATCTCTCCTGGTCCTGCAATCGCTAACGCCCTCACTCCAGACATCGAGTATGATGAGTCTGGTAACCCTGGTGCATGTATTGACGTTCAGACTAACATTCAGACTTTGATGACGATCCTGACGGATGTTATCAACGCTGGTAGTCTCTCTGTTCTTTCATCTGTTCAGGTTACAGGTGTTGTTCCTATCTTTGACTACAACAGAGCACTCCAAGAGTGGCAGGATGATAGCATCCTTGACCTGGGCAACCCTGATAACGTACTTTACAAGTTCAACTCTACCGAAGGCGGTTGTATTGTTCCTAGAGGTTGTTCTCTGATCGGTTATGACCTTCGTCGCACCATTATCAGACCTCTATATGTTCCCGATCCTGTAGATGGAGATCAAGAGAGAACTGGTATCTTCAAACTGACTGGTGGTTGCTACCTGTGGCAGTTTACTATTAAGGACGGCGACCTCTCCGAGAACTCCCCATTATACGATCAGGCAGACAAAGTAGGTAAGGTCTACTATAAGAAGAACTCTACAGATCTAAAGATCCCCGAGTATTCTCACCACAAGATCTGCATCATGACCTATGCAGGTAATGATGAACTAGACAGATACTATGAGAAAGTTGGTAGAGCATTTGCACAGTTCCAACCTACAATCGATGATGGTGAACTAGAAGCACTGGTACAAGAAACCAGAATTGTTGGTCCTCTATCTGACACTAGAACTGTTGAGCAGATCGAAGTTGTTGATATCCCTGGCACATCAACTTCTAGACTCACTGTTACCACCAAGATTGAGCACGGATACTTCAAAGGTCAGTACATCGCTGTTATCAATAGTGGTCTATCTGATGAGGTTAACGGAACCTTCAAGGTTGAGAGCATTGATGATAATAACCCCAAAGTCTTTGAATACATTATTCCTATCACAGCTGCTGGTCTAGGACTAGTTTCTGGCACAACTTACACCACTGCTAACGGTCTCGGCACCAGTGCAGTGATTCAGGCAGAGATTGACTCCGTTGAGTCTGCATCTCCATACGTCTTCAACTGTTCCATCAGATCCACCTGGGGTCAGTGTGGTATGTGGGCAGATGGATCCAAGGCAACTGGATTCAAGTCGATGGTTGTTGCACAGTACACGGGCGTTTCACTACAAAAGGACGACCGTGCATTCATCCGCTACGACAGATTCACTAACACTTGGAATCAGGCATCTCTAACTGATGCTTTCGCTACGATTCCTTATCACACCAAGGGTGATGCATATTGGAAAGATGAGTGGAGAAACTTCCACATTCGTGCTTCTGATGACTCCTTCATCCAGTGCGTTTCGGTCTTCGCTGTTGGTTTCCACGATCACTTCCTGATGGAAAGTGGTGGTGACATGTCTATCACCAACTCGAACTCCAACTTTGGTAATACCTCACTTCACTCTATTGGTTTCAAAGGATTTGCATTCAACCAGGACAAGGGTGGTTACATTGATGCTATCATTCCTCCCAAGGTTGTTAATACAAATCAGGAAGCAATCAAGAAGAATGCTTACTACACCCTTGACATTGAAGCATCCAACGATGTTGCTAACGACACCAAGCTATACCTAGCAGGTGACATCAACGTAGATCCAGCAACACGTCCTGCTGCATCCATCGATGGATACAGAATTGGTGCCAAGCAAGATGATAGACTGTATGTCAAACTACCTTCTGGTGGTGTAGGTGGTAAGCAAACTTACCATGGTACACTAGAACCATCTGGTATCACTACTTATAGAGCATCTCTGTCTACCTTAACACCTACTAACCTGAACGTATTGTTCGACCTAGATGGTGATGGTAACGATGACTTTAACAAGGCATATGATGCTGCTAATCTCATCGAGAAGAACAGAGATTATTTGGCAGAAGAAACTTATGGATACATTACTACTCTCTATCCAGCACTGCTGACTAATCAGTCTCTGACCATCACCAAGTGTCAAAGAGATATCGGATTCATCACTGATGCAGTTGTGAAAGACCTTCGTGTTGGTGGTAACATCAATACTGTATATGCTGCAGAATCTTACATCTCTGGCGGCAATGTGTCTTACGTTGATGGAGAACTCACCGAGACTCTACTTGCATATGATTATCTGAAGAGATTGATCTTCGGTGTAATTCGTAATGGTACACTGCTAATCAAGAATTGCACCACATCTACCAGCAGCACCAATGTTATTGTTGGTGATACTTCTGGTCTCGTACCTGGTATGCAGGTTAATGAGTATGCTCAAAATGACTTCACCAATGGTCTTCTAAACGAAGGTGCTGTTCCTCTTGGCACTAACTTGCTCGGTGGTAGTCCACTAATTATTGGTCAGATTGTCAATGCAACTACAATCGAGTTAGTTGATCCTAACACTGGTCTGGTATATCAACCACAGCAAGATAGCACGACCGCATGGTTGTATTTTGAGAATAGTAATATTTACTCTGGATCGCCAAGAATCATTGATCTTTCGATCACCCAAGACGATACATATCCCGAGTGTACTAACATTGCGTCAGCGATCGAAGGATACTTCGATGTTGTCAATCTGGTCCTCAATGGCAATGCTAATCAGGTAACCAGAGTTGAACCTATCATTGAGTCTTCGTCTTTGATTGGTAGAGCAACTGTATTCACGATTGATACTGGTCTAGGACAGACCGACCCTCATGGATTCCAAACTGGAACCCCTGTAAGACTTGTTCCAAGAGCAACTAATGCTGGCGTTGATAAGCGTCTGGTCAGACTACCTCGTGGTTTTGAGACTAACAGACCATACTATGTAATTGCTCCTGGCAGAGATACATATCCAAATTCGTTTAATAATACTTCAGAGTTCGATAATAGTGCAGGCACCAAGTTGATGCTTGCTGCTACTAAAGAAAACGCTGCTGCTGGTATTTACATTTACTCTTCTGAAACGGAGAGCATGAGCCCAGATGTTGAACTATTGATTCAACAACAGGTTCTTGACGAAAGTTATGATCTGCACAGATATGTTTGTAATGTCTCTGGTATTTACATCGAAACGGATATTCCACACGTATTCGACGTTCCTGTACCAAATGTCCCTGCACAAACAATTTTCTTCGCTACATCTGGCGATGCAAGTTCTCAACTCCCAACTATTTCGGGCGCTGGCGACGTGGCAACAGATGTGTATTACTACCCACGTTTTATCACCAAAACGAAGTTTAGTGTTCATACCACCCAGGCAGATGCTCAAGCTGGCACAAATGCTGTCATATTTACTTCAGGTAGCGGAAGCGACTTTATCGTCTATGGCAATAAAAAGACTTCCCCCCTCAAGTACGACCCAGTTGACTTCCAAAGATGGTACTTGAATGTCAAACCTGAATCTGCAGGTGGTCTTGATCCTAATGCTATCCTGACTAGATTCCACCAGTCTGACTTTGTAGATGGAACTGGTAACCTGTTTACTCCAGATACTTGGTATGAAAGAATTCAGGATGATAGAACCGCTCTCGATAGAATCTATCGCCTGCGTTATGTTCTACCACAATATCTACAGACAGTTCGTGAACCTCTCAATGGTTACGTCATTAAGACAAGAACTGACGACAGAAGACGCCTGAAGCCACAGAAGTTCTACCTAGAACCATTCAGCAACGGCGCTCCAGACGTTGCACAGTTCTTTAACCCTGCTCGTGCTGGTGAGCAGCTGGGTCTCTCCCTGGCGGACCTAGATGCCGCTAACGTCGATGTTAGTGGTGGATTCTATGATCCATACGAAAATCCTCTACAGATCGAGTTTGAGTCCAAGATTGCAACTACTATCCAGTCTGCTAGAACCATTGAGGTTGATCCTCAAGGTACAGGAACCCTGGTGGATAGACTTGAGTTGACTGTATTTGATCATACGATCATCAACCAGCAACTGAAGAATGAAATCTTCACTGTTATTGAGATTGGAACTCCACAGGGTGCAGGTATTCAAACTAGCATCTACAACAGCGATGACTCCAACTACGTTAGCTGGACTGGTTACTGTTCTGGATCTGCTTACATTCATGGATATTATCAGGCAGACGCTACTGCGTTTGTTATCCTTAAGAACATCACTGGCAAGATTGACTATTCTGTCAATAGTCAGACCAACTTTGTTCAAAACAATGGAACATTCTTTGCACTTGCTGGATATCCTGATGCGTATCCAACACAAATCTCTAGATCCGATAGAAAGAACTATCTCTACAGAATCGAGGGCGCTAATGTTTACACTGTAGTACCTGGTGATAAGATTACTACACCTGGTGGCGACACATACACTGTCACTACACTAGAGGATGTACCTGAAATTGATGATACCTTCTACATCTTTGATGTTGAGACTATCCAAGAGCAGATTCCTCTACAGCAAGACGGTATTTACTATCTGACTTGTGTCCGTGGTAACATCTCTCCATATCCTCTGGGTGCTGGTGTTGGAACTAACTTCCACTACTACAGGTTCTCTCAACCTATCTCTAACCTGTATCCTCTAGACTACAAGAATGACCCACTGTGGTTCCAGATCAATGTTGACACTGGATCTAGAGATGCAACGGTTCTTGATCCCCCAGCATCTGCTGCGGCTGCTGACAACTATGTCCATGGTCTTGTTACTCTTAACGACTACAAGTTCAGTGAGACGAAGGAAGCAATCACTGACCTGACTAGAACGCTACCTTTCGCTGGTTTTGAATATACCAATACTACAAGCGATCTGAACAGTGCAATTCTGGATAACAGATTGCAGGCACAAGAAGGTAACGCATCTGTAGGTTCCGAGAACAGACAGATTCCTATCTCTGGTGACTCTGTATATCCTCTAGACAGAAGATTCTACACTGAACTGCGTCGTCCTTCGATTGCAAGATCTGGTAACCACACGTTTGAATACCTTGGTTTCGGTCCTGGTAACTACTCAACTGGTTTCCCA